TTGTCGCCGCGTGTCTTTGCCTTGTACGCGGAAATGGTTGTTTCGGTCCCATCACTGTAAACGCCTTCCAGCGTTACCTTGTCACCTGCGCTTAGTTTGTCGTAATCCAGAACATTTTCGCGCTTTAATAGATCACGCAAGGACGCATTGCAGTCTTGTATGCTTTTATTCAAAATGGTTCCTGTCACATGAAACAATGCCGCGCCATCTAAACTGTTGGCGGTGGCTTGTTCAACCTTGGTTAGTTTTCTCATTCCTTGACTCCTTTGTACAATTTAATATAGGACAAGTCCTACCCTACTTTCCGCCGTTCGTCAAGTTCATAAGAATCAAAACTAGAACAGGATTCCAACCATTCACTATCCTCATCCAACTGCTTGATTCTTTTTAATAGAGCAGACTTTAATTCTCTCGCGGAAATGTTACCCCAATCAGACTCACTTGAAATTACTTCAAAAGCGAGATCAAAAGCATAACTGTATTTTTTTAAAGACATAGGCTTCTCTATTTCACCTTGGCTGTTGCACGTTTCGCATTGCCTGACCTGTCGCAATACTTTGAGTTTCTCTATCCAGTAACCATTGCCGTGACACTTAGGACAAATCATTCTTTTTCCTCCAACCAGAGAGCTAATTTTTCAATCGCGGACTGTAACCAATCTGAGAACCAATCCATTAAACGGACCCCCCGCTCGAATACTTTTCAAGGGTAAGAACTCCGCTTGCACCATAGTATCGTTTATGCCCATTTTTATGAACGTGAAGTAAACGAGGACCATAACTAGGCGTAGCTCTAAGATCCGCCGTGCCATTTCGTTTCCTTGGCACGAACAGGTTAACAATGGCCGTCCAATTATTCCGCAGGGCGATTAATTTTTTACCTGTGCATATTCTTGTAGAAGGTTTGTTATGGTGCATTATTTTAACTCCTTATTTGCGGAAATCATCCTAGTCAAGGCAACAGTCCAAGCTCTGTCACTAGCTCGTGTCGATCCAAGATTTGTTCAAACTGTTCTGTCAAATCATCGTTTAAGTTTAAATCAATCCATTTGCCGTCAACTTTTTGTAAGATTTTTACTTCTTTAAAGCTTGAGTCGGAACCAATTTCTTCGTTCGGTAATTTTACAAAGTTAAAAGCACATACGTCCTCAGAGGCCACACATTCTCTAAGGTAGCACAATAAATCATCGCAACAATCTCCAAGACTTTCGCTTGTAAACTCATCACGAAAAGTAATTTCAAATTTCATTTTCGACTCCTTTTGTTAAGTAGGACTAATCCTATACGATTACCGCACAGGGCTTGTCAACTTAAAAAATTCTAACCAGTCATACGGCTTTTCAAATACAGCCAAAGGCGGTACGGCTGTAAGGCCATCCATACGAAGGTCAACAGCATCGGAGCCAGAGTAAAGACTAATAGCCAAGCTACTGTCGCGCACAACAATAAAACAAGGCCCGCTGGAATGCCGACTAAGCCAAGCACACTGGTGTGGGGATAAATTGAGTTTATTAGAGCGTCCCTTTGTGATCTTAAGTTCCATAAAGCTAAAGACCCCGCTCTCCGAACATAATAGGACATCGGGAACCCCTGGGACCGACCAACTTTCGAGGCGGGTTGTTTCAATTTTTCTTCCGCTTAGTTTTATTCCTTTTTTTATTTCCTGCCACAGGCTTGATTCCCTCGGCGGCTTCTTCGATTTCTTCTGGCGTGATGTCGATGATTGGCTCAAAAGAGCCTCTAATTCGATCAAGTTCCTTCTCCACATCCTCACGGCTCATTTGATCTATTGAGCCTGTTCTGATCTCTGACTTACTGACATATATATCACCTTGAGCCTGCCCACGGCGATACTCTGCTTGGACTGCCGCAGAGTAGGCCCCGTTCTCTAAAGCAACATCTCGAATCTTTTGCAAATCTCGAACGTGTTTTTTGTATCCAACCGCATACATCTCGTCCAACTCTTCGCGGTATCGTTTAATTTCGGTTACAACGTGGGGACAAATGTTCTGGCTGGTTAGCTCGTAAGCTCGACTATGGGCACTCTTCTCAGGATAACCAGCACGGATTGCGGCTTCTCGCATCGTAATGAGACCATCGTTACTAACTAACTCTTTAACGAACTTCTCTTGCCGTCGTGTCAGCTTACGATTTGGTCCTCTCGTTTGGACTTTTTTACCCGTCCCATCAGTGGCGGGATACTTGGCATTAGCATTAGGCATTTCGGGGCCTCCAAAGGGCTTTTATTGTTTAATATCAATGCTGTCCCACCACTGTCCCACCGTCTTACTTTAACAAACGGCTGTAAAGTGATATGGGATTACACCTAATCAGTTAATCTTAGGTAAAATAACAGCAAAACTTACAAAAAGCACTGACTTTAACTAAGACTCCGTCCCATGAGCCAGATTCCGTGACTCCAGAGGTGGGACACTCCCACAGGCAAAAAACCCTTATATAAGATATGGTTAGTAGACTGTCCCACCTGTCCCACCAATCCCGTCTAAAAACTCGGGACTTTATTTTTTTCTAATTTGTAAATTTACTACTATAGTGGGACGGCGGGACACCCGTGGAGCCTTAATTGAATCCCATGCCGTTTGGATCGCCCCAGTTATTAAGCCACCGGAGAAGTTCGGTCTTTTTTGTAGGGATGTCGTACTCTTGAACTGGAAAAGTTTGCGTATCCTCTTCCCCTTCATGATTACGAAATTCTCGGTTTGCTTCTGCACGACTTGTAAACCATTTGACGTTTGAACAACCTGTACTTTCCTGTAAAATTTGCACTTGATAAAAACGCATTGTTACCTCCTTTTTAAAACACTATATCAGACTTATCCCATACTTTCAAGCAAAAGTTATCCACAGGCCAAAGCCTAAAATTACCAAAACCCCAAAAAACTCTGCAAATTGATCGTTCATTCCCCTGTCTCCTCCTTCATCCTCTGTTCTGGTCCAACGGCCTCGAACTCTCGTTCGCGGGTCTCTTTATCGCAACAAGCGCAGTAGTAGTGCGCTACTCGGTCTATCTCATAGATGAACTCATTAAGGCCATTGCAGGCGCGGCACTTTTTATCTTTGTACATAAAACAGGTGGCTCCCTATTTTTTTGCACTTTTCAAATCGTGCGGCCCATTCTGGGCGAACATAGGTAGCGTGGTAGTGGGTAGCTTCTTCGATGCCCGTCAGCTTGATCTCTGACATAATTAAGGTAGCGGCGAGGTACTGGGCCGTGGTCCATGCCTCCTGCTCCTCTACGTCCTCTTCTGGGCGTTCTGGCTTGCCGTCGCAGTAATAGCTGAACTGGCATTGATGCCTGACGGGGTTGCCATTCCAGTAGCGCCCTTGCCTGACTACCGCGCAGATGCTGGACGGAAACCTGGGATCATCTACTCTGTTTTGTATAACCACTCCCACTGCCAGCATACCCCGCCAGCCTTGGTTCCGCGCTTCGTAGTACATGGCCTCGGCCATACAGCGGTGTTCGTTGGCTTGAGCGGGAAATGGTATTATGAGCCCCAGCAAAAGAACGACCAGCACTGCCGCCATTACAATTGGCATCAGGCAAAGTTTTAAAGCATATGTCATTGCTCAACCTCCTCCCTAGCATTCTCCTCTAAATAATTTTTTTCGACATAATCGCGAAGGTCAAAACCAGTTGGAGCTTTAAAGTCTGCGCTCCACCCGTCAAATCTTACTTCGCCGTCATCTTCAAGCTGGATTGTTTCTTCCGGCTCGCCGTCATAAAGACCATAAGAAAATGCGGCATATGCCACATCAAGGTCCGAGACTTTTTCAGTTTCGTGCCCAACAACGGACAAGACGGAATTCAACTCCGTCTCATTGCGCGGTTTAATCAAGGTCAAGTTGCGGATTGAAACAGCACCTGTAAAACCACAGGCACTATCAAGATCACAAATTTCCACGGCGCAGGCGTATCCTTCTTTCCAGTCGGAGAGATTAATGTAGATACCACCATGCTCAAGATTAACGTCGCCAATAAATTTATACGTCATCAGCTTCCTCCCTTAACAATTTCTACATGCCTGTAGGGAAACTGTTTACGCACTCTCTTTTGCTTCGCGTAGGCGGCGAACTCGTGGCTAAACCCACCTTGGCATACTATTTCCCCTGTAGGTGCTTTCAACATTACATAATACATCATTTTGACTCCTTTAAAATTTCATTTAACAAACCCAATCGGTAAACAGCATTTTCGATCAGGCTTTCGGTTCGAGCATCGTCCGTGCAGTAGATTGCCCGCGACGCACATTGCGACAGTTCGGAAGCAAACCGCTCAATTTGCTTTAGCTCCCAGTCTTCTAATTTTATAATAGCCATGTTCTTAGGTATTACTTGTTTCGTATGTTACGACAAGGCGCACGGGGTCATGTCCATAAAGCTCCCCAAGCGCCTCTACCATTGCCTCAACTTTTTCACTGTCCGCACCTAAACACCCATCACTTGTGAAAGAACCTACCTGGACTGATTCAGGCTTCTTGCCTTCGATTTGATAATCGCTAAAACATTCAATAGATAATTTTTCGATGTACATCATGTTTCCTTTCTAGTTGGCTTGTTTCATGCGTTGCTCGCGAAGTTGGCGGGCATAGGCTTCCCAGAGTACCTTGATGTCTGGATCATGGGCCGTGTCCCGTGCTATCTCGCAATTTGCTATGCGTTGCTCGACGACAGTAAGCGTAGTCATCTGCATCAGTGAGAATAGTTCTGACTGGTTCATCATCCTTCCCCCGCATAAAGTTTCTTTGTTATTTCGTAAATACTCGTGCCGTCATGCAACCATTTTTTGCCAAACTTTTGAGCGTTAAGTTCATTGTCCATATTTGGCAGTAGCCCCTTGAAACCATAAAATAAAATATACTCAAGGAGCGGTTGATATTCATCTAAAAGACCTTTTACATCACTTTCTAAAGAATCAATGTCGCAGGCATTAAACACGCCGCTTGTATAGTGATCTGGCAAGCCTTGACCATGTAGGTTATAATCTTCCATTATATCGTCGTAACTTTCACCAGCGACACTGCAAAAGTTTTCCGCGAATGTTCGTGCTTTTTGTTCATTTGTCATCCTTCTTCTCCCGCTCTTGTTAAAGCAAAATCAACCCTTAGACCCATCGTCGCACTGTCTGCCCATTCTTTCTCGACGGAATAAAATTCAACGTGCGGCGCTTTTTGTAGATAATCTAAAAACTCTTTCTTACGTTGCTCGTCTGAAAGTACGGGTGGTTTTGGTTTATTGCCCCAGACCCTGAGTCTAAGATAAAAACCATCCTCCTCACTGTCCCAGTCGTTACGCCAGTTTTCACCGTAATATTCGGTTAATACTTGGTATAAATCATGCTCAAAATTTTCGTCTAATTCTCTGTCAGTCATATTATTGTGACTCCTATGTATGTGATTTGTCCCATAACAATAGGTATAAAAAAAAGGGTGTCAACCCCTTTTTAATTTATTCTGGAAATTTTAACTTCCACATGATGTACGGCTCGTCACATTTGCCGTCACACATTTGCGCTGAAATGGACAGTGCATCAGGGTCCAGTGGTGACTTACCTACATAGTGCCACTCGGCCCCTTGTTGTATCTGTTCGTCAACCGTTTTAAAAAATTCTTGGTTATCGGCTATAAACAAACCGCCTATCGACATCATAAAAGCTGTAAATATTTCCATTAGTCTTCTCCTTCTATATCATACGGTCTCATCCAAATGGGCGTCTCTTCACCCTGCCAGCTTCCTTGTATATTAAACTCAAAAAATTCAACAGCCTCTTCATCCGTCATGCCATCTCGTTGCATCAGTATCCAGATGACCTTATCAATATCATAAATGATCAGGTCTTTCTGTCCGCATCGCGAGCCAATGCCAATGATGGCTTCGTCTAGGCCATCGGCTTTAAGCATTGTAATCTCTTAGAAGGACAGCAGTGAGGCGAATGAAATTTACAAATTCCCGCCTCACTGCTACGGCGTCGCTGGTAGGAGTCATCGAACCAGCGCCGCACGGGGAGCTAAATTTGGTTGACATTATCATCGCCTGCCCCAGAAGTCTACCGGACTGTTTTCAGTCCGCGTATAAAACAAATACCAAGCCGCATTATCTTTCCCTGTATGTGGACTGTCCGGTATCCACTTTACCCGCCCAACACTTACAATCTTTTTGCAGTACGGCAGATATTCGGTGGCTTGTCGGGTATGCATCCAGTCCGCGTCAAACAGTAACCACGTTGGTGCTATCTCACAAAGGTGTAAAATCAAAGGGTGCAGGAACTTCCGGTTCCAGGGTGGGTTGGTTATGAAACAATCTCCGTAACAAGATTCAATGTCAAAGGCATCAAATGTTCCAACGTCATCGCGTTGCGGTTCAATATCAGTAGCCCTCAAACATCTGTGTCCGGAAGATTCCAAGTGATCAACCAAAGCACCGTTGCCTGCACAGGGCTCGTCAAAGACAGTTTTCTCTAATAGGTGAGGAAGAAGCGGCTCTACTGCACTAAAAGGCGTCGGGTAAAAGTCCCTCTTTTGTCTTTCAAAACTACCAGAGGACCTCTTACCCATCTGACTACATAGCCGATACGAGTAGGACTACAGCATAAAAAGCGGCGGTTGCAACTACAGCGGTCATCATTATGAAGATCCTTTCTTCTTGGCCCGTGGTTCGGGAGCCTTGTTTACTGTTATGCTCTTGCCTGTTACCTTTTCAAGTATCAGGGTAAACTGGCCGGATATTGTGCGCCGCTCCTTCTCCGCCATGTCTTTTAGGACAAGGTAGCTTTCTATCGGCACAACAACTGATTTCCATTTTTCTGGGTTCATAACTTAATCATCCTTTATTTCTGGGACACTATCGGATTTATCCACGTTAGTCAAGTTTCCCCAGTTATCACCTAGCGAGATGTCGCTAGGGCTTGGTACTTGCAGTTCGTAAGCAGATTCCATTATCTTGCACAACTCTTCTGCCTCCTTCTTATCTTTGACGGAAAAAGCCAGTTCGTCATGTATTTGTACGAGCGGTATCTTATTCTTCTGTTCGTACACTGCGGCCATTGCCGCCTTTGTTTGGTCTGCCGCGCTCGACTGGATTAGCCTGTTTAATGCTTTATATGTATATGCACGTTTAATGTTGTCGCCATACTCAATGTGCGCTTCGTCCTTTGGCAAGGCCCTTGCAGAGACAAACAGGTTGGGCTCCCATAGATCAAACCTACACTTGCGGCCTAGTAATGATCTAACAAAACCTCCCTTGTCGCGGTGCGACACTTTGCGTTGTACGGAGTCCATGAGTTCTTTAACAAAGGGGACATCACCGTGGTACTGCCGCATGAGCCGTTTAGCCTCATCCGTTGACACATCCAACTGCTCGGCCAGCTTGGTCTGACCCATGCCGTACATGATCCCCAGGTTTATGGTCTTGGCTTGTTTTCTGGGAATGTTGGCAATGTCGGCTACCATCTGGTGAAAGTCGGTCTTGGGGTTTTCCCTGTATGCTTTTACAAAATCCTCGGAGCCCGTCAGTCCTTTGTTCGTGAGGCTTGCAAAGTGTACCAGTATGCGCGGCTCTTGCTGGTCAAAGTCCATTGACGCCCACTTCTCTCCCTTTTCAGGTAAGAACAATCCGCGTATTTTGCGGGCCATCTCAGGGTTCCGCGCTGGTATTTGTTGTAGGTTCGGGTTTGACATACTGATACGACCGGACACTGTGCCGCCGCCTTCAGAGCGTAACTGATTTATGTGACCGTGGATGCGGTCCTTCTCGGCATACCGGAATATACTGGACAGGAAGGTGTTGCCCATCTTGTCGTACTCTCTTGCCTCTGCAATCTTCTGGGCAATAGGGTGTTCGTGCTGGGCTAGGAAGTTCTTTGTAAAACTAGGCAATCCTGTTTTGGTTCGACCGTAGGGTATCTTCAGATGGTCAAATACTTTTGCAATACTTGCCGCCGCCCACAGTTCTACTGTAACGCCGGTTTCTTTTTTAACGTCAGCCTGTATGCCTTTTACAATTTTAAGGAGGTCTTGTTTAAGTCTCTCGGCAGAGTCGAGGTCTACTCGAACACCCTTCCAAGTCATTTCTATACAAAGCGGTAGGACTGAGGTCTCCATGTTAAAGACTTGCCACAGGTCCTGTTTGGTTAATTCCATCTTGAAAACCTGCCACAAATCGAGCGTAAGCTGGGCATCAGCCTCGGCATATTCCCCGACAAAACAAGCGGGTAGCTTGTAAAGCTCACCCTTTGGATCAACCCCAAATTCTTGTGCGGCTTCGCGTAAAGCGGCCTCTGATTTCATTAGTCCCATGTAATCGTAAGCCACTGCATTGAGGGAATAACTAAACCTGTTTTCGTTTAACAAAGGTGCGGCCAGCATTGCGTCGATAAGTTTTCCTTTGAGCTCAATGCCAAGGCGTTTTAACCAGCCAACGTCATATGCGGCATTGTAAAAGATCTTATCGGATGGGTGGTCAGCTATCTCCTTCTGGAACCAGCGCATGACAATGCCCCGATCAAGGTTGCCACCACCCTCGTGGGCAATGGGCAGATAAGCGTTAAAACCTTCGTATGCAACGGCAAACCCGACCACATCTCCATGTCCGGTAGCCCACCCTGGGCCGTGGGACTTGAGCCGTGGGTCTTTGGTCTCCAAGTCTATTGCAATTTCCGTGATGCCTTCCGGCGTCTTCGGCAACTGCTCAATGGGAACCCACTCGGTCTTGACGCCCCACGTTGGTTTTTTAAGATTTTTTTTCATTGTTCTTCTTACTATACTTTTCTGCCAGCAGTTTGAGCGAAAGCTGGTTATCGCGCTCTCTTTCTGCACATTCAAAGGCTACTGCCGCATATCCCGCGCCATCAATGTAGTTGTCTTTCTTCAGAGCCCCTGACTTACGCCGTGCTATTTTCATTAGCTCCATCATGTTGGCAGCATCTTCAGCGGATAAGTCGCCGTTTTTGTCGTGCAGGTATCCGTTCCATAGCTGGGCAATGTTATGGTGATTTTCCCACATTGAACCATAGTCCACGGCACGGTCACCCCCAACAAGATCTAAAGCTGTTTCCAAAACGTTCTTAGATGCGGCCATTGTACAGTGTCCTTTCTTCTACGGTTAACCCAATTTCTTTTGCATGTTTAATTCCACTTGCCATGCCTTCGGATATGCCACGGTCTATATATACCGCGCACAGATCTGCAACTGCGTACCACTCTAAGGCTGAACTCA